ATGAAACTTAATAGAAAAATTTACAAATCTATTAGAAAGGAGGCACGCATTATGCCGAATAATAATGCAGAAAAGTTTATCAAAGAGCACTTACGTATTGAGCATTACATGGAAGCTTATACGCAAGAAGGTTTTGACCGACTCAAGACTTATTTAGGCAGAGTCTGGAAAGGTCAACCGAAAATCTACACTGCTCCTTTCGCCAAGGGGCAAAGCATGCAACAAGTGCTGCGAGATTGGATGAAGATCTTAGTATCAATCCAGGAATCGTGGCCTTCGTTGTTTGCGTTTGAGGAGGACCTCGCTAAGAAGGTCGGCCCGATGTCAGTCCAAAAACCTTTGAGTGAGAGGTTTGGAGACATTGAGCATTACTGGACGGACATTCTCCTTCCGTCAAAGCCGATAGCCGATGAAGCCATCCAGTCGGTGATTCGGGAGATGCGAAGTGTCGGCGCGCTTCGGCTGCGGTCTGAAGAAGACACAGTTAATCTGATGAAGAAGTCTACTAATTCTGGAAATCCCTATCACACCAAGCGAAGGAACGTGATACAGGACACGCTCCCTTGCAGTACCATTACCGATGATGACGGCTCAGTATGGGGTACGGTTAATTCCCGGAACCATGCTAAGAGTATGGACATCGACCTAGTGGCCGAGGTGGGATGGAGAGGCCAGGAAGGTGGACCAAGCGAAGAAGACGTTAAGCAGAGGGTGGTTTGGATGTTTCCCTTCTCTCTGAACATTAACGAACTTCAAGTCTATCAACCTCTGATCGAACAGTGTCAGAAATTTAATTTGGTTCCTGCTTGGGTTAGCATGGAATCGGTTGATAAGAGAATCACGGACTTGTTTGATACCAAGGCTCGTGACGATCTGGTTGTCTGTACCGACTTTTCGAAATTTGACCAGCATTTCAACTCCACCATGCAGAACTGCGCGGAGGCCATATTAAACGCACTTCTAGCTAAAGGTGGACCCTCTCAACACTGGTTAAGAGACGTCTTTAAAGCTAAGTATAATATCCCCCTGTGCTTTAAGGCGACAGACACGGACCACATTCATTTGATTGATGGTCCTCATGGCATGGCTTCTGGTTCTGGTGGAACCAACGCCGATGAGACGCTCACTCATCGCGCCCTTCAATATGAGGCGGCTATGCTGAACGGTGCTAAATTAAACCCGAATTCACAGTGTCTTGGCGATGATGGGATTTTGAGCTATCCTGGAATCACTGTGGAGGATGTTGTTGAAGCGTATCAGTCTCATGGTCAGGAGTGTAACCTTGACAAACAATATGCTTCATCCCAAGATTGCGTATACCTCAGAAGATGGCACCATAAAGATTATAGAGAGAATGGGGTATGCGTGGGAGTGTATTCTACGTGTCGAGCATTAGGTAGATTGCGCTTCCTGGAGAGATGGATGGATCCTGAGTATTGGAGTCCAGAACTTGTAGCTCTCAGACAACTCTCCATCATTGAGAACTGCAAATATCATCCGTTGAAGGAAGAATTCGTTAAGTTCTGCATGAAAAGGGACAAATTTAGACTTGGTCTAGATTTACCAGGCTTCTTGGACAATATCACTCAATTGGCCATCGAAGCTACCGACCACATGCACGACTTCCTTGGTTATACCAAAACCTTGCAGGGCGAGGGTCCAGAAGGTATTGCCAATTGGTGGGTAGTTAATTATCTGAAGTCGCTCGGCTAAAGTCGGGATGGTGCTACAAACCATCGGAGTTCTCAAC